TAAGCATATCCAGTACGGCTTGGATGGTTTGAAAGATCAACCTGTAGCGCATCACTTGGAAATGGAATATACTTAGTAACAGCTTCAGGTTGTAGTGGATAGTCATACTCTATATTGAATGTCCATCCTTCAGCCTGCACTTCCCTAGATACCTCTGACAGTGTATCATAAGCAATCGCAATGTCCGGATTGGTTACTACGGTAACGGTCGAACCATCAGCAGTGGTGACGGTTTCAGTTTCCAGGGTGGTGGCAGGCGCTTGACCAACTGACGCCAAAATTTGATTGATAGCTTGTAGCTCAGTCTTAGAGCCAGTTGTAGGAAATGGCATAACAATAGTGTTATTAAAACAATAAAAAAAGGGGACCACTTGGATCCCCAATAAATCAGGCAGTACGGCTAGCGTCAAGAGCCGGAGAATCGGCCTCAACACCAACGTATGCAGTACGCAGTCCTTGAGTCTCCGAGAACACCTTAGAGGCGGTCGTAGGAGCAGACTTGCTGGTACGTGCTACAGCACGACGAACAGCGTGGTTGTCAGAGACAGCCAGATTGCCATTGTCGGTATAGGCAGTACCATATGCGCCAGTGATGGTGCGGGTTGCAAAGTTAGCAACACCAGCCACACCGTTATCACCAGCGGCAACAGAAAGATTAGCCATTGGTTACCTCAGTTGGTATAAGAAACAGTATCAACACGGAACGTTGCACTAGTGGTGCCAGCAACAGTCAGCACATCACCTTTACGATAACCATCACCACCTGCACTAACGGTTTGTTCAGTAACAACACCATCAGTTACAGTGACGTTGATTGTGCAACCAGATCCATTGATGTTATCATCGGTGGTAGCTTTTACGCCATTAGTGATACCAGTACCACCAGTCAGTCGAGTCACACTGACAACGGTTCCACCTTCGCGTCCGGGTTCAATCGGAGGACGAAGGTAGAACGTTGCACTAGTGGTAACTCCAACGCCGTCAATAGGTTGAGCAGCCATCGGATATTACCTCTAGTTATCAGGAACGTGCCGACTGCAGTTCGATAGCAGCAGCAGGGTTCAGGGTACCAGCACCCATGGCCAGACGACCAACGATGATGTCACCTTGATACATGGTACGAACATCAGAACCAGTGGTCTGCACTTGAGGACCAATAGCTTCCACAACACCAACAGCATCCTTCTGGTAGATCAGACCGCAGCTGGTGGAGAAGTCACCAGCGTAGTTGTTGTTCTCACCGTTGACGGCAGAGATGTTGCCAGCCAGGAAAGGCAGGTTGTTGGAACGACGGATGCTGATACCAGCGATCTCATAGAGACCTTCGCCGGAGTTCAGGTTACCTTGACCAGCACCGTACTCACGGTTCAGGATGTTAGTATCCACCTGAGAAATCAGTGCGTAGTACTGACGAGGGGACAGTACAGCAGTACGACCTTGCTTAGGCAGGTTCTTCTCATCCATGATGGAAGCAGCTTCGAAGAAGGCATCAACGAGAGCCTGTGCATCATACTCCTTGTTAGCACCAAGTTGGATGATGCTACCACCGGGTTCAGGACCAGGAGCAGCGGTAATGGGGTGAGCTTCACGAGCAGCCTTAGCGATCTGACGGAAGATCTTTTTATCATAAGCTTCAGCCAAAGCATGGCCGATCTTAGCGGAGATCTCAGAACGCAGGCTATAATGAGCAAGAGTCTCATCCAGATCATAGACGAATGCCGAGCTGATCAGCAGGTCGTCCATCACGATGGTCTTCTCAGCCACCGGAGGGTTGTTAGTACCCAGGATCGGAGTGCCAGGCTCATGATAGGCAGCCGTCATACGGCCAGTGAAAATGAACTGAGCAGACTTACCGCCACGCAGTGAACGGCTCATCACAGTTCCTTTAGCGATGCAAGCGCTTTCATACGCTTTCATCATCTCACCAGTAAACAGTTTAAGATAAGTTGCGTACTTGGTATCATAAGCAGTACCAAGAGCAAGGGGGGTCGAAGACGTATTATTAATACGACCGACCGGAGTCACAAGAGTGTTAGCCACGATTAGTAAAGAGAGAGTTGTTTGTGTACAGTCTCCCTAAGCGCTTAGGAATTCACATGAATAGACATGTGCATTCAAGATATTTTTTGTTGTGTCTGTCTCTCCAGACCGTCATGGCATGAGGTGCCCGCCGTAGCAGATTCATACCAAGTGGAGCCAGGTCCGACTCTGAGGTGCCTGACTCCTAATTATTATCCAATGATCGGCGCTGTATGCGTAGCCAAATCAAGTGGGAAGTTGTGAGCGTTGCGCTCGTGCATTACTTCAAATCCAAGACCAGCTCGGTTAAGAATATCAGCCCATGTGTTGATCACTTTCCCGTCAGACGAGATAAGAGATTGGTTAAAGTTGAAACCATTAAGATTGAAAGCCATGGTCGAAACGCCCAGAGCAGCAAACCAAATACCAACAACAGGCCAAGCAGCAAGGAAGAAGTGAAGGCTACGACTATTATTGAAAGATGCATACTGGAAGATCAATCGTCCAAAGTATCCATGGGCAGCTACAATGTTGTAGGTTTCTTCTTCTTGCCCAAACTTGTAACCATAGTTCTGACTTTCCTGTTCAGTAGTCTCACGCACAAGCGAGGACGTAACCAGCGAACCGTGCATTGCACTGAACAGTGAGCCACCGAACACACCAGCAACACCCAACATATGGAACGGGTGCATGAGAATGTTATGTTCGGCTTGGAACACCAACATGTAGTTGAACGTACCACTAATACCCAACGGCATGGCATCAGAAAAAGACCCTTGCCCAAATGGATAGACAAGAAAGACCGCTGACGCTGCGGCAACAGGAGCTGAGTATGCAACACAAATCCAAGGCCTCATCCCTAGTCGATAGCTAAGTTCCCACTCTCGTCCCATGTAAGCATAGATGCCAATGAGGAAGTGGAAGACCACGAGTTGGAACGGTCCCCCGTTGTAGAGCCATTCATCAAGTGAATTAGCTTCCCAAATTGGGTAGAAGTGTAGTCCGATGGCATTGCTGCTCGGAACGACGGCTCCCGATATAATGTTGTTTCCATAAAGAAGGCTACCAGCCACAGGTTCGCGGATGCCATCAATGTCAACTGGTGGAGCCGCAATGAATGCAATTACAAAACAAATGGTGGCTGCCAACAGGCAGGGGATCATCAGTGTCCCAAACCACCCAACATAAAGACGGTTATCAGTGCTGGTTACCCAGCTACAAAAAGAGTCCCAAGGATTAACCTGGGACTTAGGGGCTGCGAGTGTAGCAGTCATGTTTGAAGTTAGTTTAGTCGAGTTACTTTTACCCGTCCAACTCCAGAGCCAGTGAGACCGATTGCATCAGCCGCACCTTTACTGAGATCTAATCCTCTATTTGAATAGTAAGGACCACGATCATTTACCCTCACAATGGCACACCTCTGGAAACAAACCTTAAGTCGTGTTCCGAAGGGGAGTGTCTTGTGCGCTGCAGTAAGGGATTGTTGATTAAACCGTTCACCATTAGCGGTAAGGTTCCCGTTAAACCCAGGACCATACCAAGAACTAATGACTGACAGAGTAGTTAGAATAGGAATCATAATAATAAAGCGAAGAACTTTAATATTGATTACTCCTCCTAATCCGCCAATACACGCGCAGTATTGACGGATCTGCCAATACTTAAGGATTACTTTTTCTTCTTAGGTTTTGACTTACCAGCACTGCTAAGTGCAGCGGCAACAGCTTGTTTCTGAGGATAACCTTCTGACTTCATCTTGCGAATATTAGCAGAGACGGTCTTATCAGATGAGCCTTTCTTTAGGGGCATCAGAATACTCCAGGAATTAGTTGGCCAGTAACAACGTAAGCGCCGATAGCTGCAATAACGCCAAGCATAGCCAGGCGACCATTGAGAAGTTCGGCTCGTTCATTGTGGGGAACAGTATAATCTTTGTCAGTGTACATGGGTGGTTCTTTAGCGAAGATGTTTTGTTGACCGTATTCGTTACTGGAAATCAAGATTAGACCTCTCTAGTTTAGCAAAGACATCCTGACGATATGCAGGATCAGTATCATAGCGAGGGTCGCTCATTGCTCGAACAACCTCAGCTTGAGAACGGAATACATCCTTTACATTAGCTGAAGCCTTTCCAGTCAATAGCTGACCATCAACACCTACTGCATCTTGGTAACGACTGAATAGTGCTTCAACAGCAAAGGTCATTGCATTCTTGTCACCAGTATCCATTACTGCATCATAGCGATCAATCTCCTTTTGAGAGAGATTGTCAGCAGCCCAACGCATCATAGACCCATACTCATCATCTCCGCCAGCAATGCTACGAAGATCGGACAATTCTGCATCTGTAATGTCTACTTCTTGTTGAGTATTTCCACGCTCAGCCTCAGCACGATACTCTAAATACATCTTAGCCAAGTCAGCTGAGCTAAGTTTAGAAAGTTCTTTTAGGGTGTCCTCACTAAACTTACCAGTAAGACCTTCCTCCCAAAGAGCATCCAGAATGTTTGTCGATTCTGAATCTTCTTCCTCTGCTTCTTCCTCTTGCTGTTCAGGTTCTTCTTCTTCAGTGTTACGTGAGCTGAACTTCTTTTGCAGCTCAATATAAGCTTGCTCTAGTTCTTCAGCATCACGAAACTTACCGGCAAGCAACTCTTGTTGTTCAGCAAGTGCTTTCTCACCAACCTCCAAAGAGTCTTGCTCTTCAGCAGTCAGTTCACCTTCTGGTGCTTCATTGGGATTATACGTTAGTGTCGTCATAAGAGGTGGCGTGGATTACTTTAAGCTTACCTAGACCAACCGTTTCTACATACTTAGCACTACGACCAAGTGTAGGAGTACCGATCCTAGGTTTAGGTGCATACTTATTGACAGTAGGTTCTTCTACTGTAGACTCAGTAGTTTCAATAACTTCTGGTTCAGCCTTGGGGCGCTGGCGCCTGTTGCGGTTGTTGTCCATTTAGTTGTGGATTTTTAGAAGGGTCATTCATAGGGGCAGATGCAAGCTGACCTGCTTGCTTAGTCAACTCTAGCTGTTGCTGTTGTTGCATAGCAGCTGCTTGTTCAGCTTGTACTTCCTGCATACTGCGGACAAGGTTAAGGACATCTATGCCTTGTGCAGCAGCAAGTCGCTTAATGACTTCTTCAGGGTTTACATATGTTTGGATAGCTTCTGGTCCCATCGTTTGTGCAATGGTCATCAGGAAAGCACCAAGGCTTTCTCTATCCTGTCCCCTACCAATTGCATTAATACCTGCAACAATGGTCGGACGCACGATTCCCTTAGGAATACGTGGAATATCTCCAGTCTTTTGGAATACTGCCAGCTTACGGTTGAGGTAAGGTACAAGAAAATCAACAGTCAGCATGGAGAATAGGCCACCGAGTTGGGCTTCCAGTTCGAGTTGAGTCATTCGAACTTCTTCAGCTGTAGTTCTTTCGCTGTTCCGTACATTCATGATTAGGAATGCTTCAGAGATACGTCGCTCAAGTTGAGCAGACATTTCATAAGCAGTCCTAAAGTCAGCAGTCTTACCTACTTGTACAACACCGATGTCATCCGGCCTTCCTTGAACGATGGCACCGTTGCCTGCAGCGGCCAGCGTAGCCGGTTTAGTGGTACTTGAGGGTGATACTACGAATACAACTTTAGCGGCTGCTGCAGAGCCTTCTACGAGTGCCTGAGTGAGTGCTTCGAGAGACTTAAGATCTCCCATAAACTCCTCTACTCTACCACGTCCGTAACTTTCACCATCAACAGAATTAAATCTAAGTGCAATCCAAGGGGATGCTTCAATAGGTGCTTTACCAAAAGACTTAGGAAGGATTTTATCGTACACTTCTTGATGCCAGACATAACGATTGTTGTCTCGCTTCACATGGGTGTACACATCTACTTCATCACGATAGGCATCTGCCTCATCATTGCCGGGAGTGTTAGGCTTTGGCTCTTGAGGGATCAGATCACCTAGTACTTTTTTAGAGATTCTTTCTTTGGTAACAATTTCAATTACATTGCCGTCACCATCTCGATCTACAACGTAGCGATTAAGAGGATACAAACGGAGCCCATCTTTACCCATGAAGATCAGTGCGTTACCTCCTACGACAAGATGCTTGAGTGCTTGGTGTACGATCACACGATCATCACTGGCAGCAATGGCTTCCATGATTGTCCGCTCAACCTTAGCAAAGGCTAGGTCAAGTTCAGACTTGATAGCAGGATCGTATTGACCAAGCATGGATTCATCCACCTGTAGCTTAAAGAAGCTAGTCTGTGGAGGAAGCAAAGCAAGCATCAACTTAGAAGCAAGTGTGACTACACCTTTAGCACCAACTGATTGCCAAGGAGATGGCAGTGGTTGTGCTTGTTTGGTGAAATCATCATCATCACGAATCAGATATGGGAGTGTAAGGTCCGATGCTCTACGAGCTACGGTGAGGTATTGGTTACGGTCTCCAGTAAGGAAATCATACCGCTGTTTAGCTGACATTAGACAGTAAGTCCTCCGAGGGTACCAAGTGCGCCAGAAAGTCCACTAAGTGCATTGGTCAAACCAGCACCACCTGTAGATCCAATTGACATATTGCTGCGTAGGTAGTCTTTACGTGGTTTACGGTCACGCATGGCTGCTCTAATTCCAGCGGTGTTATAGTTTTGACCGGCGCCATAGAAACGCATTAAAGCTTGGTCATCCATTTGTTGCTGATTAGCAAGGCTACCAATAGCTTCCTGTAGCGGATCAAACATCCCTTGCATTTGTTGGGTAAATAGATCCGAAAGACTATTAAGTAGATCCAAGTAATCTTGATCGCTGGTGGTGGTGTTAATATTCGAACCGGAGTCATTGCCAGGCTTTAGAGAGTTTAAAAATTCTTCTGTTCCTGCATCCAGTTTTATAGGATCAGCGCCTTCAAGATTAACAGAACTCGGCTTTAGGTTGTAAATACTATTTGCACTATTAGGGGCTGTGTACTGCTGACCAAAACCCTTAACGCCAAGGTTGCCACCACCACGGATTTGCATACCAGCCGGTATAAGTCCTGTGCCAGGTACAGCAGCTCTAGAACCACCGTAAGGTCCACCGCTTTGAGGGTTGCGTGGTGCAGTATATCCTGGAGTGCCGATTGCCTTAGTCAAAGCCCTGCCAACTGAACCAGACCCAAAGCTAGGTTGATTAAAAGTCGGTGCTCTGGTTGCTTGCCTAATCAGCATGTTTGCTGCGCCAGAATTTAAAGCGATTCTTGGCTTTTCTGCTTCTCTTAGGTTTTGATTAACCCTATCGAGTTGTTGGACAATTCTTTGTACAGAAACTCCAGTGTCTTTTTGAATCTGCTTAATTTCTTGCTTACTAATACCGCCTTCACCAAGTTGTCTAATAGCCTGCTGAACTCCTTGTCCTTGCCTTTGATTGCCTTGATTTCTCCTTTGATTAGCCATTGTTTTCTTCAGTAATACGTTGGTTGATCCACTCGACCACTGAACGTTGGCCAGAGCGATACATTATTTGAGAGAGTGTGTCATCCGGGTGGGGATTAGTGGGCGGGAAGTTCTCATTAAGTTCAGCAATGAGTGAGCTGAGCTGGAGACCATGTGTCTCAAGCGTATTGAGGTAGATTGGGGTTTGCATGTTCGAAGAAAGCAGGCATCCTGGCTCGACGTGTGTCGGAAAGCTCAGGTGCTTTACCTTGATACATCAAAGAGTCGCTGGAATCCAGCCAAAATTTTTTGTCTAAATATTTATTAGAGGTATTTCTACCTAGAGGTTCAAGCACCCAATTAATGGTTGCCTTCCTGAGCTTATCGAGAGAAGGACTCCAATTGAGACCAAGCTCAGTACATACCAGGCTATTCGCTGCAACATGGACTTGTTCATCACGTGAAATGTCAGCGCTTACTGTTCGGAGACCAGCATCACCGTTAAATCTGAAGAGCGGGAGGAGCACAAAGAAAATTGCACGCTCGGCAACCAACGCCTTGAGGATTGTGTGATCTGGATGAGCAATCCATGCGTCCCTAAGACGTTTTGCTTCGGCTTCAGCCTTTTCATCAACGCCGATAGCGTTGGCGATGTAACCGAGTGCAAGGTCGTGATTTTCCTCGTCCTTGATATTGGATTGAAGGAGATCCCTCGCCAGGTTTGGAACTTCATTCTTCAGTGCATCAGTAATAAAATCTCCTACGGGAAGTTCCATGTGGCGGATTGCCAAGGCACGGTAGATTGTTTCTTCCGCACCTTCACGGAGCTTCCCAGCTGTGGTCTGTACCGGAGACCACTTCCGTTTACGATTCAATAGTTTTTGATAAGGGTTCATTCGCCGCAATTACAATCAGGAGCAGGGTCATCTTTAAACAACTCGTCCAGGTAATCGTCGATATCAGATTGAGACAACGCAGCGTATACGTTAGACTTGTCCTGAACATCTCCCATAACCTGAAGCGAATAGTAAAGAGAAGTCTGTGGACTTGCCAACCAATCTTCGATGAATTGCTCATCATAGGTAACCACATCTGACCAGCTGTTGAATGAATAACCATGCAACAGTCCGGTGCTATCGAGTAGACGGACGATGCCATCTACTACTCGTTTGTATGCCTCCCAGCCAACTTCAGACGCGACCTCTACAGGACCATAGTCAAAGCTTTGGACGCCAAAGGTTCCGCTGTCACGATCCACTTGACGGGCAATGGGAGGAGCGATCTCAGGGGTAGTGGTGTACCCATCGAGATCAGTGTAGCGATAGCTGCAGGAAGCCGTAGGAGCGATTGCGAAAGCACGTTCCATACGATTAGCCTTAGCGATCTCAGCAGCGGCTTGGATGCCCGCCTGAAGCTCCTTAGCGATCACATAGCCAGGAGTAGCAGGGTAGGGGCGACCGCTATTCAACGCTTCAAGTGCAAGCCCAAAGTCATTGTAGGTTACTCCTTGGACTCGGAGAAGGTTTGCAAGTCCCAACATTCCGAGACCGACTTGGCGATCAGTCTCTGAAGGGAGGTACTCTCCGCTTTCTCCAACATTTGTTTTGCCGTGTAGGCTGCACAGTTCGGACATTCCTTGTGCAAACGCACCTCGAATTTCATCGAGTTCACATCCGCCGAGGTTAACATGTTGAAGTAGACAGGTCCCTCGACTGGGGAGATATACCTCCAGGCATACGTTACCCCGGATTCGATTTCCATTTCGATCTACCTTTGTTTTGTTGAGCCAAATGTCACCCTTCTTGATACCTTCAAGGAGAGCAACCTTTACTTCTTGACTAGACTCTTCCCACCAGTGGTCATTGACATTAACACAACGCTTGACCCACGGCAGTTCACTACGGCTAGCGGTAATGAATTCAAGGACATCAGGGTGGCTCAAATCGAGATGGCACACCACAGCACCATTTTTATAGACGCCGCCACGACGGAGGATCTCATTCAGAGTAGAGTAAATTTTAGCAAAGGATACAGGACCAGAGGCAACTAGTCCTTTACCATTCTCAGCTCCTTTGGGTCGCAGCTTGCTAAGGTGGACAGCAACACCTGCACCGTATCTGAGTGCATGGCTGACGAAACGCCAACTGGCTTCGATTCCATTTTCTCCTTCCATCGTGTCTTCCACAACGAAGACGGTACAGGAGACAGGCAAGCGGGAGGTTGGGTCATCAATCCAGGATTGTACACGGCCAGTACGAGCAATAAGTTCTTTAGGTGGTTTCGACATTATCAAACAAGATCAGTAAGGTTTGGCGGTTGATAGTTCGGTCCCTTCAAGACCTTCCCATCTTCACGGTAGATAGGATTACCGTTGTCGTCTAGTTTAGACAGGTTGCTTTTATGAACACGATCCAGGGCTTCATCTAGATCCCATCCAAGGTTAGCTGCGTACTGGTAACACACATAGACCAGATCAGCTAGTTCTTTTAGACAGTCAGTAGAGTTAATGGTAAGACCCATGATTAGCTGATTTTCAGCATCAAGGAACTCTTTGAACTCTTCAACGATCAAACGCCTCTGCAAAGTCCGTGAAGCTGGCGTAGTACTGTTGCTCACCCGGAAACTTTTCCGGAATTCTACGGCTTGCTGCTGACGGGTGGAGGATGTCATTTTCTAGTTCGTTTTGAAGGTAGTGGATTGCTTTACGAAGATCGTCACGTTTGCTGTCTTTATA